TGCTCGCTGCGGTTGCCATGCTCGAGGAGCGTCGTGATCTCCAGCAGCCGACCACGCCACGAAATCCGCATGGATTGCGTCAGCCCGGTGACGTACCGCAGCCGCACGCGGTGCGTGAGTTCCGTCTGCTGCTGCCCCGACAACAGCAACTCGCGAGACGAAAGCCCCTCGACGCTCGCCCACCGTTCGGTGAACGTCGCCCACTCCAGGGTCGTTTCGCCCAGCGTGTTGCGCCGCTCGGTCGCGGATTGAATTGTCACCCGCTCGCGGAGCCGCCCGGGATCAAGAGCCATACAACACCAGCGTGTACGCCGCCGTGCCAGCCGTTCCCATCACGTTGATCGAAAACGACGCCGTCTCCACCGCCTCCGACACGGCTACCTGCCCAGCCCGCGAGTAGATCGTCCAATCGTTTTCGCCGCAGCCGCCCGAGCCGTCGCACGCGACCATTGCCGCGCCGGTCGCGGAAAACGCCACGCGAGAGACGCTCGCAAACGAGACGAGGCTGCCAGCCGCATTGCGATAGGTAGTCGGGGCGACCGGCACGCTCACGACCGCCGTGCCGCAGGTGCCAGACACGACGGCCACTTTTCCGGCGTCATATTCGGTGGCGTGCTGGAGCGTGATCGTTTTCAGCGACTTCGCCCCGCCGGCCACCGTCGAATCGGTGAACAGCACGTCGATGCCGAATCGCCCTTTAACGTCGCTCATCGGTAAGACCCCCACTTCGCCGAATCGAGCAACGCTTTCACGCCGAACGGAATCTCCGACAGACTCACGGCGTCAGCCGCCATCCGCCGCTCGTACCACATACCCACCAGCCACAGGATCGCGTTCTTGAACCGCTGTTCCACGCCCGAGCCGTCCGCACTCTTGCCGCCCCACCACGTCACGGTGACGGCGTTGTAGTCGAGGAGGTGGCTGGGCCAGGAGCCGTTGTAGGGCGTCCGCAGCACGCCAGGCATCGAAGCGCGATCCACGCGGTAGGCCGTGGTCGAAAGCACCGCCGTCGATTGGTTCTCCAGCGTGTAGGTGACGCTCACCGCCGTGGCCGTGCCAGCCGAAGCCATCGGCGGACGCGGCAACTCGATCTCGCCCGGGAACGCATCGAGTGTCATGCGGTACTGCGTATGCACGAGCGTCTCGTCACAGTACGCCTCGCACCACTCACGAGCCGCCGTGATGTATGCCTGGATCAAGGCATCGTCGGTGTTCGTGTCAACTCGGCAGTGAGCCTTGGCCTCGGCGAGCGTGACGGGCTCAACCGCTGGCGGCGTCAGTGTGGTCAGGCTTCTGTATCGCACGCGGCGGCCGTCCTCGTCTTCGTGGTGTGGCGTCGGCCCGCTCAACGTCGTGATCGACCGATGCCGTCTCGATCAGGTCCATCTGCTGCTCGCGGACGGCGATGCCATCACGGATGAGCCGCTGTGCCGTCTCGTCTTCGCAGTCAATCACCGTGCCGACCGTATAGGTCGAGTAGTTCGTCGCTAGTTTGATTTTCACGATTTGGTCACGCTCCATGCAGTTTTCGGACGCCCGTTGGCGTTGTAGTCGCCCACGTACTGAAACACCGGGGCTTGCAGGTCTTTGCCCGGCCAGACCGCCACCCACTCGCCGTGCCCGATGGACACGCGAGGCGAGACGTAGAGGCGGTTGCCGCCCTTCTTGAATTGCTTCCAGAAGAAGATGTCGGCGTCAGTCCTGCCGTCCCCGTACTCGCCATCGGCGTTCGGATGGTCTTGGAACCACGGTTTCGGGGTCCGCTTGAGTGCCTTCGTGGAAATCAGCGTGCAGCCGAAGTGAGCGGAGTCCACCTCCTGCACGGGCTCGGCAAACCACGACATGGGCAACTCCGTCGCCCCGCCAGCCGGAGGCTTCTCCAGCGTGCCGGGCAGCGTGAACATCGGGCGGCCGTCCTCTCGCTTCACCTGGAGCGGGGCCAGGGCGTCGCACTGAAACGCCATCGCGAGGGCGACAAGCTCGGAAACCTCGCGGTGCCCCCAGAACGAATCCATGTCGGTCGTGAGGATGTATTCCGTCGAGTCGACGAACTGCTCCATCGACCGCTGAAGCACCTGTCCCCAGAGCGCCCCCTGCCCGAGCGTCGGGCGGATGCCGAGCGGCATGAGGGCTTGAGCCCAGCCGAACACGTTCGCAAGCGGGCCGAATCGCGGGCCGCTCATCACGCACTCGATCCGCACGTCCACATCCGTGCTGCCGACTTTGACGATCATGGAGTCCTCAAAAACAGAGATGGCGGAAGCGGCAAACGCCACTCCCGCCATCTACTGTGTCGAGGCTGTCAAGTCGCTCAGCCGGAATACTTCGCCAGGGCACCCATCTCGGAAGCCGAGTCGGGGCCAACCTCGCCCTTGCTCAGACGAGCCACGATGGTCGTGGCGAGCGCCGTTGCAGGGGTCGCGTCAACCTTGACGTACCGGCCCTTGCCACGCAGGTCGATGTCAAACCGCACCACCGACGGCTGCGCGGTCACGGCAGCCGACGCGGCAGGCGCGGCCACCGTGTAGATCGAACTACCAGCCGTGGTCGTCTCGCCGCCCGAGAGCGACAAGGCGTTCAGGATGGAAGCCGCCGTATTCGCAGGCGTGGTCGAAACCGCCACGATCACGTCCACGCTGGCGTAGGCGTAGCCCAGCGTGTCGATGGTCAGGGTAGCGGTAGCCGCCGCCGACGTGACGGTAGTACCGACAACCGTCTTGGTGTTCTCGATGAAGTTCACTGGTTTCTTCTCCTAGAAGGTCAAAGGTCAGGCGGCGAACCGGAGGGCGACAATCGGACCAGCCTTGCTGTTGTCGCCGAGGTCGTGGGCGACCATGGCAACGCGAGCCGTGGCGAACGTGAGGAGCTGGTCGAACTCGATGAACCGGCTGGAGTCCGTCGCCACGCGGATCTCACGCCGCGTCGCGAACGTGGCCGCCTGCGACAGGTCGCCGAACAGGCACGCGACCTGCGAGGCGGTGCCGGTCAGGCGGCTTTCCATCGGATGCACGAGCACCACCGGGAAGCCGAGGAAGTTGAGGTTCGCACCCGCAGCCACGTCGGCCTGGTTGTTGCCGCTCGCCGCCATCATCAGACGGAGCATCGAGGAGCCGTAGCCAGACGGCGAGATGTACCACTTGGCGTTTCGGTTGCGAGCGTACAGCGGCAGCCGAGCAACAGCGTTCGTGAAGTCGCTGAGAGCGAGCCCCGCGAAGGTGTTGTTCCCGCTGGCCGCACTCTGGACCGACGCAGTGTGCGTGCCGTCGATGATCGACACGGCCACGCCGTTCGTGCCGTGGTACAGAGCCCCGTTGCCGGTGCCGATGAACCCGGAATTGTCGTAGGCTTCGGCGAACGCCTGGCCCACCTCGACCGCCATGGCGTCGGCGAGGTTGATCGCCGAGTCTTCCATGAGCGACATCGGAACCCGGTTGTCCACGCCCCAGAGCTTGGCGACCAACTGGATGTTGTCGAAGGTCACGTCGCTCGTGGTCGGAGCGGCGTTCTCGCCAATCGCCCGAGCGGTCAGACCGCCGGTACGCCGGGCGACGAGCAGCGTGTCGCTGTTCATCGTGACGTTGCGAGCGTTCGCCGGGAACGCACCGAACTCCTCGACCAGCCGGATAATCTCGCTCGACAGTTCGGCGTTCACGAGCACGCCGCCGAGCGAGTTGATGCCACCGGCCTGGGCACGATGCTCGACGCCGTGGTCATCGCACCACCGGCGAGCCTCGGCGTCGTTGAGCAGGGTCGCCTTGAGCGACATACCAGCACGGTACGCCCGCTCTTCGGCGTTCGGACCCTTGAATCCACGAAGGTTGTGCGACGCCTTGGGGATCGCGAAATAACGCTTCTCAGCCACGGCGGGGGTCTCCTCGGTAATGGGCTTCTCAACGGCCTTGGCCGGGGCGGCACGCTCCAGCACGGAACGCAGCTCCAGACCCTTGGCCTGAACACGCTGCACGAACTCGATCCGCTCGCGGAGCTTGTCGGCCTTCGCCTCCAGGCTGCGGAGGGACGCTTCCTGCTCCTCACTCATGGGAGCGGCGTCTTCGCCCTCGGGGGCGTCCTCGGTCATCGCCTCCATCTCGGCAACGACAGAGGCCAGTTCGTCCAGCAGAGCCTTGAGCTTCTCGACAGCCACGGGCGCGTCTCCTGTGTTCGGGAAGCGACGGTCTCTTGCCGTCGCCTACATCGAACCTAGAAACGCGAGGCGGGAACCACGCAGTTATGCGTTGGCACCAGTAAAGAACTTCACGCGGCGAATCTCGCCCGCATGGATCACCTGCTTGTCGGTGCAACTGCACCGCGTGCATCGCAGATAGCGAGTCTGGTACTCACCGCTGCGGACGCTCGACGCGACCGTCAAGCGGCCCTCACGGCACTTCGGGCACGAATCGCCACTAGCGGCCATGCGTTTTCAGATACTCGCGGAGTGATGCCGCCTTGCCGCGAGCCTGCAAAACGCGGTCAATCTGGCGACGTTGAACATCAGCCGACGCGGAACGCCACGCATCGTAGGAACGCTGGGCAACCTTTACGTCGGCATCGGGATAGGCCGGGAACGTCACCGGGCCAACGTCCAGTAGGGAGTCGATGGCCGTGATCGTCCGCACGCTACGCCCGTCTTCCTGGCTCCACGTCTCGCCGCCACCGGGCACGGTGAAACTGAACGACGAACCCTTGACGATGCCAGCCCGGATATTGCTGGCGATGTCCCGCCCGTAGGTCGTGTCGGGCACCGGGAACTCATACCGCAGCCCAACCTCGTCCACCGTCATCCGCAGCGTGCCGGGATAGCGGGCCAGCGGGAAGTTGGCGTCGTGATTCCAGAGCGCCCGCGTTTCCAAGGGGCGACGCCGCCCGCGACGCTCGGCCACGATGCCAAACGCACCCGGGTCGATACGCTCCACGAAGTCGCCGAGGTCAAGAGACAGCACGCCAAACTTGGCAGCGTAGCCGACAACCCATTCCCGCTCGGCACCGTCTTCGCTGCGGCTCTCGACCGTGAGCAGCGGCACCGCCGACTCCACTTCATCAATCGCCAGCGAACGTCGCTCGATGTTGCCCATGATGCTTCTGCCCTCATTGTCTGCGGCTTCAATCTGCCGCGTCAGTTTGTTCGCCCACGCCTGGCCGGGGTCGCCGCCCCAGAGCGCCCAGGCAATCCGCCCCGCACTCGGGAAGCCGTCTTGATCGGGGCTCCACCCTTCGCCTTGCTTGTCCACCTCGTGCCGGGCGAAGTAGCTCGCCATCCGCTTCGCCGTCTCGGGGCTGATGTTCGTGCCGTTCGACAGGTCTCTCGCTCGGGCAACGCCGACTGCCGTGCCGCCTCGGCCGTACTCGCCGCGCCATGCCAGCCCCTTTGCTGCCTCCTCTCGCACGCCCGCCGGGGGCGTGAAGTCGATGTGGTCATACCTAGCCATCGGTCTTCTTCCTGCGGCTCCGCTTCTTCGGCGCCGGTGCCGGTTCGTCCGTGATCGTCTGCGGGCTGTCATCGACCCACACGTCTACGTCGATGCCAGCCGCCTGGGCCGCGTCAGCCTTGAGCGTGTCGCCACCCACAAGCAACACTTGGGAGAACGCATCGGCGTACTCGCCCAGCGTGTCGGTCACGACCTGGCGGTCTTCCTCGGGGCGGCGCGAAATCATCACGACCGTGTTTCCGTCCGACGCCGACTTGCGGGCGAACTCGCCCCACAATGCCGGGTCGGCCGCGAACGTGCGGTCGAAGTCGATGCTGATGGTCAAGGCACGAGCCTCGGGCAGCGAGCGGCCCAACGGCTCCACTGGCGGGGCCGCCTCGGGCACGGCACTCGGTACCGGCGATTCAGGTACGCCCGCGAGAATGGCGTCGATCTGCTCGGGACGCATGGACGGGAAGGCTGCCGCGACCGCTGCAGCGGCACCGCTCTTAGTGAAGACGCCTGTGCTGACAGCCTGCAGGATCGCGAGCAGCCCCGTGATTTGGGCACCGTTGAGCGAGACGTCGGCCACCTGCGGCTCGGCGTCGGCAGCCGGTTCCGGCGAGGGAGCCGTGGCATCGACCACCGGCTCCTCGACCACCGCCGCCGGGATCGGCTCGGGAACCGCAGCCGCCTTGTCCAGCGTGGTCATGTTGAGTTGCACGAACCGCGTGTCGCCACCATCGACCGGATTCATGTTCTCCCACGAGCGAAGCTCGTTTACGCTCACCACGCCCATATTCCAGAGCGATTGGTAGAACGACGCACGGCCAGCGGCATCAGCCCGCAGCACGCCACGCGTGTCGAACTCCGCGAAGTATTCGTCATCGCCATCGAGCAAGTCGCGAGTGACCGCAGACTCAATGCGGCGCAACCACGGCGACAGACCATTCGTCAGGAAATCGAGCGACTGCTGTTCGATGTTTGAGAACGACGAACGCGAGAGGTCGCCCACGAGATGCGGCGGCACGCCGTAGATGCGGCAGATTTCCTCGACCTGAAACCGCCGGGCCTCAAGAAACTGCGACTCCTGGTTATTGCCGCCCAGTTCGTTGACCTTGAGCCCGCCCTGCAACACGGCGGCACGGTGAGCCCGCTGCGGCCCGCCACCGTGGACACGCTCCCACTGGTTCCGCGTGCTCTCAGCCGCCTCGGGCGACAGCTCTTGATCGGTAGTCAGGATCACGCCCGGCCGTGCACCGTTACCAAAGAACGTCGCCCCGTGGATCTCGCACGCCCGCGCCAGCCCGATTGCGTCGCGGGACAATTCGATCATCGACATCCCGTTCACGCCGTCATCGCTCATGCCGCGCACGACGAGAATCGCATCCTGGGCGTAGGTAGTCGTGCCGCCAGAATCCTCGCGGTACTTGTAACGAAGTCGCCCGTTCTCAATCCGCTCGGGCTTCATCCTCGACGGGTGCAACGGCACGAGTTCGCTGAGTTGACCGCTGGCGTAGACCTTCTCGCTATACGCTTCACTGTGCGACAGCAGGTGCAGCATGAGTTGCTCACGCCACTCAAAACTCGTCTGCCACGAGTTCGGCTGCGAATGGAGGAGCCGGTACAGCGGATGTTCGCGGGCAATCTCCTTGCCGCCGCCAGGAAGCCGCCGATAGAGGTGCAGCGGAAGCCCGGCGACCGACGTGGACAGCACGCGGATGCACGCCAGCACCACCGTCGAACGCAACGCCGTCTCGGCGTCCACCTTCACCCCAGACGGATTGCGACCGCCGCCGCCGTAGCCGCCCGACTCGTAGTCGAAGTGCCGGGCGTCACTTTCAGGCAGCCACAGAATGCGGTTGTTTTGGGCGATCATAGGATGAGGATGGAGGGGGCCGGTTTGTCTTCGGGCGGCTTGTGGGCCGCGTGGATTCCCAGAGCCATCACGAGCGCCACGATGCCGTCGATGCGATCCGCCCCGCCATGCGGCGGCTTGATCGGCTTGATGTTGCCCGACGCATCGACCTTCACGCTCGCGTTGCCAGCCATCCACGACAGGACTTTGTTTCCGCCGTGGCGAACCTTGCCCGACACGATGAGGTTTTCCAGTTGCTTGCTGGGTGAACTCATCGAGCCGAAGCCCTGTCCAAAGCCTACGACCTCCAGCCCGTCTCCTTGCAGTTGCAGGGAGAGTTGCGTCGCGTTCCAGCGGTCGATGGCGATTTGCCGCACGTTGTATTTCTGGGCGAACTCGTTGATGTCGCGGCGGATCACGTCGTAGTCGGTGACGTTGCCGCTCGTCATGGTCAGCCCGCTTTCCGGCTCCTTGGCCCATGTGGCGTAGGGAACCCGGTCCCGCTTCTCCCGTTCGTGAGCGTTGTCACCGGGAATCCAGAAACGGCACAGCACGTCGTAGGTGCCGTCGGGGGCGGGGAACACCGCGACGAATGCCGACGTGTCGTAGGTGGTAGCAAGGTCGAGGCCGCACCAGCACTCGCGGCCGTCGAGCGGAGCAGGGGGGCCGGAAGCACAGGCGTCCCACACCTCCATCTTGATCCAGCGGGTGTCCTGCTGCGTCCACTGGTTGAGCCGGTAGCGGCGGAAAGCGTTTTCCTTCGTGCTGGAAAGTTGGGCCTCGCGGCAGTCGGCGGCGAAGTCCTCGGGCTTGATCGTCACACCCCACGACGGATTTGCCTTCGGCCACGTGTCCTCGGCCGTCCACTCGTCCGCTTCGTCGGCCTCGTAGATGCACGGGAAGAACGTCGGGTCGTGCGTCCAATCCCGCATCACTGACTTGGCGTAGGCGTACTGCTCCCAGCAGATCGAGTTGCGGTCGTAGCCCGCCGTCGTGATCGACACGAGCAGCGGCTGCTCTCTGGCCGCACCACCGTAGCGAAGGGCATCCCAGAGGCGGCGATCCTTTTGGGCGTGCAACTCGTCGAACAGCAGTCCGTGGATATTCAAGCCTTCCGCACGGAACGCATCGGCAGACAGGACGCGGTAGAACGACGCCTCCTTGCGGTAGGCAATCGTGCGGCGGGAGTCGATGACCTCCAGCACGCGAGAGAGTTGCGGCGACGCCCGCACCATGCTCGCGGCCTCACGGTAGACCACCGAGGCTTGTTCGCGGTCAGCAGCCGCGCCGTAGACCTCGGCCCCGTTCTCTCCGTCCATGACGAGCAGATAGAGGCCGATGCCTGCGAGCAGGGTGGACTTCCCCTGCTTTTTCGCCGTCGAGATATACGCCACGCGGTAGCGGCGGGTGTTGTCGGCGAGCCGCTTCCAGCCGAACAACTCGCCGATCATCACCGTCTGCCATTCAAGCAGCGTGAACGGCTGGCCCGCGTGCTTGCCCTTGCTGTGCCGCAGCCAGCCTTCGAAAAAGTTGACGGCGTGCTGCGCGGCCTCGGGGTCGAAGTAGTAATCAAGCCCCTGGCGTACGGCGTCGCTTCGCAGCGTAGGCGGCAACCGGGTCTGTTTCTTCCTGGGCATGAGTGCTTACCTGCGACCGGCTGCTCGGCGTCATGCCGAACTCTTGCTCAATCCGTAGCATCGCGGCGTGATGGCGGTGCATCTGAGTTGCCCACGGAGCAACCTGCGTGTATTTGATCCGCATCTTCCCGTCGGTGCGGTTCGGGTCTGGCTCCCAGTGCGTGTATTCCTCGCCTGCGACCTTCACTTTCTCATAGCACGCAAGGTACAGAGCCGTCTCGATGCAGTACCGCGTCAGCGTCGGCACGTCGGCCTCGGTCAGCACTCGCATTCGCGAGAGCGTTTGCACGGTGTCCTTCCACACATCGACCGCCTTGCCGTCGAGGGTCTTCGGCGGCGGGAAGTCCTGCGGCATGAGAGCAGGCGTCGGCTCGCTGGAGGGCAGCGACTCCTTCGACGGGTTGCCGCGAATGTATTTCAGGATCGACGGCTCGGGGGCGGGGCCGCGTTTGCCCATTGGTCACTCCGGGTTCTCGATAATGTAGCCAGCGAACTCGCCAAACGCGAAGAACTGCCTCGCATCTTCTCCGAGTATGCCGGGATTGAGCGGGCGTTGCACGCCTGAGAGGCTGAGTTCTTTCGAGATGATGTCCTCCGCTTTCGCGCCGTTGTTCAGTTTCCACGACATCGTGAGCCGACGCATGACGGTTCCGAAGTAACCGCATGAGGGCATAACCTTGTCGAAGATGATGATCGCTCCTCCCTTTCTCAGAGAGCGACGAAGGCTAGCGACGAGTGCCTTTCGCTTGTCCACCGTCATGAACATCAGCACGAGAAAACACACGGCTACGTCAAAGGGCTGATACGCGACTTGGAATGCGTCCATGCACTCGACTTCCCCGGGCGCGTCGTACTTCGCCGCCATCTCTGGGCTTTCTTCAATGGCGATCAACCTTGCCTTCCTGTCATCAAGCACGGGGGCCAACGCCCGGCCGATGTTCCCCGTGCTGGCACCGATGTCGTAGACCAAACCGCCCTCCGGCAGGTAGTGCCTGACGATATGCGTCACGCAATCCGTCGCAAGCTCGTACCACGGAAGTTGCTCGCGAACGTGGGCATCGAAGCCATCGGCGACGCCAGCGTCTTTGAACGTCCAGTTGTTTGGGATTTGCATGTTCAGTTCTCTGGGAGGTATCCGAAACGACGCTTGAGTTCAGCGTTGTAGTAGCGGGCAGGGTTGCCGATGCTTTTTGCAATCCACGCAGAAGCCCCAGTTCCGCCTTGAAACGTGTCCTTGCGACGATCGATGACCCACTTTGGAAGGACGCTGCGAGCAGCCTCTTTGAGCAGCTTCTTTCCTGGCGGGCTGGCGGACTTCGTGAGTTGCACCGCTGACTCAACTAGCGATTGTTCCATGAATGGCAAGCGGCACTCGACGCCAGCGGCCATGAACGCCTTGTTGCATCGCACGAAGTTTCCGCGAGCCATCTTCGCCAAGGCATCTTTTCGCAACTGAACCACTTCGGCGTCAGTCGCACCAGAAGCCTTGATGCAGAAGTTGCCGTATCCACCGAACAGTTCGTCGGCCGCTTCGCCTGACAAGCACGCCTTGAATCCATCGGCTGCTATCCTTCTTGCCAGCGGTATGCACATGGTCGCGATCTCGATTTGAGCCTTGCTCGGAATCTCGATCGCCTCAATCGCCTGCGCAACTGAGTCGCTGTCTACTTTCGTAGCAACCTCGACCAGCCGGATGCCAAACTCGCTGCACAGCCTTCTCGCGGCCCGTGCATCCTCTGAGCCTGATTCAAGCACAGCCGTATACGCAGTGACTTCCTTGCCCGTTGCGGCGGCCAAGGCTAGGACGAGGCTGCTGTCGAGCCCCCCCGATATGAGGCAGCACACGGGAGCATCGGCGTCGAGCCGCTTTGATACGCCGTCCCTAATGGCGTTCAGCACGCCCGTGGCTGGCATAGGTCTTGCGGGGGGCAAGGTGTACCACCGATGCCACTCGCCAGTCTTGAGGTTGAACGCGTGCCCCGGTGGAACTGCTACCGGCTTGCCCGCATCCAAAAAGGCTTTGCGTTCAGATGCCCACACAAAACCTGAGCGATGTTTAGCGACGTACAGCGGAACTTTCCCGAATGCGTCCCGCACAAGCCAGTGCTGGTCGTCAGCACTCGACCACGCAAAAGCGAACATGCCGTCGACTTCGGAAAGCCCTTCAATCCCGTGAGCGTTCAGCCACCGTGCCAGCACCTCCGTGTCGCCGTTCGTAGCGAACTTCCCGCCTAAACGGTCGCGAAGGCTTCGGTAGTTCCAGACTTCACCGTTGAAAGTGAGCGTCGAACCGCCAGCGACAAACGGTTGGGCCGATGCCGCAGACAAATCAACAAGAGCGAGCCTGACATGACCATGCACAGTGTCGCCAACTGCCTTGATGCCGATACCATCGGGGCCACGATGCTTGATGCGTTGAAGCATTCCTGCCACCGCTTCTTCACTGACTCGCGTGCCGCCAGCGATTCCGCACATCAGAACCTCGCTAGGATTTTGTCTCGCACGGTTGCTGCGACGTGCGACATCATCACGGGCGGGACTGCTCGACCAAGGCGCTCCCACTGCTGGGCATACGAGCCAGTCAGAATGAAGTCGTCTGGGAAGCCGCAGAGTCGCTTCAGTTCCGCGATAGCGAACTTCCTCTTCTCGATTGGATGCGTCACGGACGCGATGCTACCGGAGCCGTGGCTGCTGCAGATCGTCGGCACAGGTTTGTCTGGGTGTGCCTTGACGAGATTGAAGTAGCGGTCGCTTTGTTCACCGGGGGCAAGTTTGTCCCACTCTCGGCCCGTGCAGTAGCGGCTGATGTCGGATTCAGCCTCGACGTAGACATGGCTCGCGCTGCCTGCCTTGATGCAGAACACCGGCTTGTCTGAAGCCTCTTGGATAGCGAACTGCCCCTTCGGGTCTTGCACGGCCTTGACGATCCACGGTAACGCATCACGAACCGTGTACCGATACGGAAGCGGTTCCGGGTGCGCGGGGTCAACTCCAAGGTCTTCGCGGACTCCGACAAAGATCGTCCGCTGCCGCGTCTGCGGAACGCCGAGCCACTGAGCGTCAAGCACCTTGCACTTGACGCGATAGCCGCAATCCTTGAGGGCAGCGAGGATTTCGAGGAAATAGCCTTTGGCCGTTCCCTTCACGAGCCCGGCGACGTTCTCGGCGACGAACACCTTCGGCTGAACGCCGGTCAGCAGACGCGTGAACTCGAAGAACAGATCATCCGTTCGCTGCTTCGTGTCGCTGTATTTCTTGACCTTACCCCAGCCTGCTTCGCGTTTGCCCGCAGTCGAGAACGAGGCGCATGGTGGCGAGCCGTCCATCAGGTCGAGTTCGCCTTGCTTCTTGCCGATGGTATCAAGAATGTCCTGCGGCTGGACTTTGCGGATGTCGCGTGTGTCAAGGGTCGTACCTTTGTGATTCGCCCGGTATGTCTCTTGTGCTGCCGGAATGAACTCGTTCGCATATAAGACGCGAAAACCAGCCATCTTGTAGCCGAGCGATGAGCCGCCGCATCCGCTAAACGTGCTGATCGCGTCGTAGCCATTATGCGGCAAGGCTGCGATCTCACTCATCAGCGGGACGCGATAAGGCGGCTTATTCATCTGTCTGTCTGTCTGTCTGTCTGTTGCTATCGCGAAACAGGAACCAGTTGTCGAGCCGGTCGCCGCCGAGGCCTTGTGCCATGACGCACCCGCTTGGCCGGTCAATCGAAAAACGCTTCCCTGCCTGCCACCCGTTTTCGTTAGTGCTTGCGTACCAGACTGCCATCAACTCCACCGATACCCGCACTTCGGGCATTCGTGTTCGGTCTCGATGTTCTCGTCAACTTCCTTGAAGTCTTCCGGCGGTTCGACGTCACCGGGTTCCTCCGCGGTCGGTCCGTCGATAGGTCGATACAGCCCAGCGGTGTCGGCCGTCGCTGCAAGCATCTGCTGCAACGCCTCGCTCCCCGTGTCCACGTTGCGGAGCAGTTCGTCCAACTTGGCCGCGTCGGAGTCGGCCATCGCAGCAAGCGGATCGAGCGTCGCGAGCAACTTGTCGGCCTCGGCCTCGGTGACGTCGAGGATCAGCACCGGCACGTCGCCGTCGCCAAGCGTCTCGGCACGCAGGTGCCCGTCGATCAGCATGAGCGAACCGTCGGGCAGTTCGCGGGCGAGGCAGGCGTCGGCCAGCCCGACCTCGGCCAAGACTCCCCGGAGGGCATCCTGCTGGGCCTTGGGGTGCGTCCTCCAGTTCTTCGGATTGGGCCGGAGGTCGCTTGCAGGCACCATACGGAGCGATTTGACGCGGTTTCGAATGTTCATGGGGGGAAACTATTCCTCGGGACAAAGGGGCCGGAAATCGCGTTATAGGAGGTCTGGCAAGGGGGGGGGCCGAAAACCTCCGGCCGCGCACGTTGGGG